TATATAAAGATGATATTTCAAGAGATGGTGCTGTAGAGGTTACTGTCAAAGGACAGCCAGAGCCAGCTCCAACTGAGCCAGTACCTACTGAGCCAGTACCAGAGCCTACTCCACCAGAAACAGCTCCACAAAAACCCATAAAGGAACAAATCAAAGAAAAGTTTAAGTCACTCAGGGGATTTGGCATAACAGAAAATGAAACTGAAATAAGAATAAGCAAAGCACCTGCTGGTGATGTTTCAAAGTTCGACAAAGCAGATATTATAAAATTAATAGACGATTATGCTGACGCAACTGGCAAGCGAGTTATAATATCTCTCAAGGCTGCTGTTCCTGTAAGGGATATTGTTAATTTAGATAACTATGAAACTCTTGGTAGTTTTGGTTCTCCAACTGGTTATGTAAGATTACCTGAAGTAAAGGAGAGACCAGAATTAGATGTTGATACACCTCTTGACCCAATCCCTGAAGAGAAGTTTGAAGAACCAGAGCTTAGTCTTGTGGAAAGCGAAATCAATGAGGCAAATGTAATTAAGTTTATTACACAAAAGTTTGGTCATATATTTAATTCTGACTTGCTCACACTTCGCAGGGAAGACCGTAAAATAGGAACTAAGTTAAAAGTAAAGTTCGTAAGTAAAGCGCCCAAAAATGATAATGCTATCGCTTTCTATTCCAGCGACCACACCATTACATTCTATGTAGATAGATTAATGGAACAAAGAATGGGAACTCGTGGCATAATTAAGACAGTTCGCCATGAGTTAATGCACGCAATAGCTCCTGTTGTTGCTTTTAAACAAGGTAAAAGTATTCGTGAATTATATGAATCAATCAGTAAATCTTTGACTCCTGCTCAAAGACAGTTGATGGACGAACTATATGCTAGAAGAGGATATAACTATAGTAGTGGTCAGCACAGAGGAAGAGGCGCTGAGTTCTTCAGGGCAGTCATGGAAGAATTTGCATATGGTATTCCAAGTGAGGAAAACATCAGAAATAGAGAGATTCTCAAGAGTGGAAATACAGCCTTTCAGAAAATTGTAACCCTAGTTAAGGATATACAAAGATATATAGCAAACTTCTTCAAAGGAGATGTACTAAAGAATCCAGAGGTTGCTGTATTGTTCATTGACTCAGTAAATCTTTTATCACAACTTGACCCCAAGGCTAGACCAGTTAATCAAAAGCTAGTAGACTTAGTTCGCTCCAGAATATCTCCTAACACAGATACTTTGTATGACAATGTAAATGATTATACAAAAGATATGGAGACATTCGTAGATGAGCAGTTGGCTCAAGATGATGGCAAGAAAGTAAAGCACGAACAAGTACCAAAAGAAAACACAACAAAGGGTATGAGCTTTGCTTCAAGGTACTTGATACCAGTTGGTCAAGTATTGGGCAACATACATCCTGACTTGGAGAAAGCATTCCACAAGTATATACAAATCAAGGATGAAAAGATTTTAATAAGACACAGAATGGCTCGTCCTTTCTCTGAGAAGATGAAGGCACTCAAGAAATCTAATGAGGGTGACTACATCAAGCTATGGGCATTGATTTCATTTAGTCCAAACGCTACGGAGTCTCGCTATAGTGCAGATGAGCAAAACCAATTCATTGAAGAACGAAATACTTTACTCAAGAAGTATGGTATGTACAATGAATATCTAGCTACTCGTAAGGTACTGGACAATGTAATGAATGATGCCTTGGATACAGGCATTGAGATTGGATTCCTTGAGCAATACTTCCCTCGTTATCTAAACCCAGAGGGCAGAGCTGGATTCTTGAAGAAGTATGCAGACATCGATAGAAAGACATTCTTGGGAGAGATAGATGCAGAGAACAAGCGAAGAGCTAATCTCAAGGCAACAAGATATGTACTGAAACTAAATGGAGAAGACATCGGTACATTTGGCAGACGCTCTGCTGCTGCAACAGCGAGAGCAAGAAGGGCTGCTGAACTAGGAGTAACCGAACAAGATATTGAGATTGTAGCAATGGAGCTACCTGCGCCACAGCCTCCAATAGAAGAAGGTTCTATACAAGAGGTACAGTTCATACAGAAGTTACTCAATGACCCCAAGTATAGAGGAAAGGGTAAATCAAACTTCCAGAAACAGCGTGTCATTGAAAAGATTTCAGAGGAAGATACTCAGTTCTACTTAGACCCAATGGAAGCATACAGTAAGTACATCACACAGATGACTACTACCATTGAGACTGCTAAGTTTGCTGGAGTCAATCAGCCAGAAGCAAACGCACCAAGCAAGGATAGAATAACAGTTGAGTATGACCCAACATCAGAGCTAGGTAGATTGATTGCAAAACTAGCTAGAGAGAATCCTGACCAAGAGTTTCAGTCACAGTTATACGAATACTTGCCACAAATATATAAGGCAATCATGTCCAAGGGTGCGCAAGAATACCAAGTGTTAGCTTGGATGCGTCAGTTCAGTTACTTTAGTTTACTTGTTGAGTTCACATCTACAATGTCTCAGCTATATGACTTACCATTCATCATGTATGACAATGGGTTCTTGCCAACACTTCGTTCTATGATTGGCAACAAGGAGTTCAATGTAGGAGATTACCTTGACCAAGACAGAATGGTTGAGCAAAACTTTGGTGGAGACAAGGACGCAGTATTAATGAAGCTAACAAGTAAGGGGCTTCAGCTAACTGGTTTCCGTAAGCTAGACCAAATCATGAAGAACACCACTATGGATGCAAACTATAAGAGGTACATGAGACTAGCTAGGGAGTTGAACTTATCTTACTTGAATCCAGATGGTTCAATCAAAGAAGAACACAAGAATAAATTTAATAACAAGCAAAGAAAGTTCTTATCTGAACTCAATCAATTCCTAAGTCCAGAGGTTACAAATCCAAATGAACCAATGGAGATGTTAGTTGCATTGAGAACACAGCCAGAGCAAAGAAGTCAAAGACAACAAGACTTAATCAAGAGTACACTTGTAGCTAAGTTATTCCAGAATCAGCCATTGTCTGAACTTCGTATGCCACTAGCTGTAAGACAAGACCCTAATATGCGTATGTGGTATACCATGAAATCATTTATGATTGTTCAGATAAATACTGCTCGCAACCTTGCGTTCAACAAGATAGCTCGTGGACTAAACCAAGCTGTAAGAACTGGAGGCAAGGAAGGTGTAGACGAACTCAGAGAGGGTATGGCTAACTTACTTATACTCATGGGTTACTTCGTAATGCTTGGTATACCAGTTGACTTTGTGAAAGATATTATTGCAGGACGAGTTGGTTACATCTCTGACTATACATTTAACTCAATGGTTCGTGTGGCTGGTGTAAATAAATACTTCTTATACAAAGGACGCAACGAAGGATATGGTACAGCTATCATGAACTTTGCGATGCCTGCACCTTTAGCTGCTGTCATTGATACTGGTGATAAGATGACTGCTGCATTTGAGAAAGAAGGCTCACCAGCAGAAAAACTTTTTGACTCAGGAATCCTCAAACAGCTACCACTATATGACACATTACATTATGTAGTACCTGAGCTTCGTGAATACAAAAGAGAAAGAGAGCGCTTCTTCATGAAGAGAAGAATGCGTCAGCAAGAAGAGGGATTCATTGGACTCTTTGAACAAATAGAGCCAAGACCTCGCCAAATCACAAGAGACTTACTTGGTATATAAACAAAGGGCTACCATTGCTGATAGCCCTCTGAAACCATTTAACTACATAACCAGAACTGCTGGCTACTCTTTTGATATTGAATACAAATATGTGTGCGTCAATAAAAAAAGCCCCACTTGGTACAAACAATTGAAACCAAGTAGGGCTACCACACATTTGAGGATTTAACTAAGAACTATGACATTCTTTGTGGGCATTACTGCTGGCACTTACCTCAAAATATATTATACACTATGCTACAATTTATTTCCCATTTAGTTCAGTCAATAAACCTTTGAAGTGCTTCTTGTTTTCTTGTAGCTCCTTGCGTCTTTCCTCAAGGATTGCTATACGATGGGAGAGAGTACGAGACTCTTCTCGAATCATGTCGATTCGTGTATTTAGTCTTTCGACTGTATTGTTTCTGAGTTCTTCTGCATTCATGATTAATAAAAAATACCATAGCAAGAATAGAATTTGAAGAATCCTCTGACTCCTCTCTCGCCCTCACGGTTCTTGCCAATAACATAATTGATGTGCATATACGGACCTTTGTCATCTGTAAACTTACAGGCTTCAGGGTCATTGTCTTTGCAGTTCATAATTAAAACAATGTCTGCATCATTTTCAATACTGCCACTATCTTTTAAATGATATAGGTCAGGCTTGTCTGCTCTTGCTCCCTCACGATTTAGCTGAGACAAAAGAATAATAGCCACATCATTCTCAAGTGCTATTTGTTTTATCTTCTGTGAAATCATAGCAATACCATCTGCCTTGCCCATTCTGCCTGCGTCAAATGGTATAAGTTGTAGATAATCTATAACCACTAGCTTGATACCGTGTTCCTTCTTATATCTACGGACATCACTAGCTATTTGATTCACACTTTTTACTGTATGAATCGTGTGCATTGGCATCTCATTTAATTTATCTATGGCTTTGTTTACCTTAGATAGTGTTTTATGGGACGCTACTGCCTCTTCAATCTGTTTTGTATTTGATTTGGACATCGCACCTATCATCCGTTTTGTAAGCTGTTTCTGAGGCATTTCTAGGCTGAATATGAGCGTTGGTGTTTTGTCCTTTGAGCAACTTCGCATTGCAATGTTTAGACTGAGTGCAGATTTTCCTACACTTGTTGGGGCAGCTATGGTGAAAACACATCCTAATTCTAATTTAATCTTTTCGTCTAAGTGGGGTAAGTGAGTGAGTATGTATTCGTGTTTGAACTCTCCTTTAGCCATTGCATCAAACTCATCTTTGATTACTGACAGGGAGTTCTGAATGTGTGTTACTTCTTTTTCTCTTGGCTTGAACGCATCCAGTTCTTTCTGAATGCAATCTTGTATGGCTTGTGGGTCTGCGTCTTCTTGTATCCTATCAAGAGCATTCATATACTCTCTACGCATTGCACGAAGCCTAGACTTCTTGAGAACAATATCAATGTAGTGCATCAAGGCTACACCTGTTTGTACCTTATCAGCTATTTGCATAGTCGTAAGACGCATATCAGGATTCTTAGAAGCAACTCTCTCAGTTACTGTAATTAAGTCAATCGCTATTGACTCACTTGAAAGTTCGCACATTGATTCCCATATTAGTTGATGGTCGTCAAAGTAAAAGTCCTTTGGGTTAAGTAGTGGTTGCGCTTTTTCAAATGTGTTTTGTTCTATTCCATTGATGCAACAAGAGAGTATGGCTTCTTCTGCATCTTGATTATGTGGTATCTCCATCTAGTTTTTCAGTTTTAGTGTGTAGTGTGGTAAGTAATTGTCCAAGGAATTTAAAGAGCAGGGCATCTGCTTCGGATTTATTTTTAAAATCAATATTCTTGTAAGTGTCAAGTGCTACAGTTGTGGCTTCTTTAATTTCTTCAGGCATAGTCATAAGATAAAAATGCTAGGCTGGCGAGAGTACCAACCTAGCGTGTTATTAATGGTTAGAAAGTATGTTTTTGGATTTGCTTTTCTCTCTCAAGCATACCCATAGCTAGAAGACAATATCCAGCAATGTCAAAGAATATATCTTTAGTTGTGTCATTGCCTTC